GACGTGGTGCAGGCCGAGAAGACCACGTGGACGCGGTGGGATCTGACCCGGCGGATCGAGGAGCAGCTGCCTGTGCTCGGGGTGAGCGCGGGCGAGGTGGCGAAGGTGCTGCACACGCTGACCGATCAGGCCCTGGCGCAGGTCGACATGCCGGTGGTGCGGATCGCCGGTGGCGTACACGCACCGGATGCGCCGGTGCAGATGCGCCGCGCTGACGGCACCCTCACCTATGAGTCGCCGACGGCGCACCGGTACGCGCTGGCCTCGCACCTGGACCGTGAGGCCGGTCTGCGGGCCGCGGCGGTGGTCCGGGACCGGGCCGCGGCTGGCCCGGAGGTGGCGCGGGCGGCGGTGAGCCGGTTCGTGGCCGGACAGGACCCGGACTACGCCCTGTCGGCCGACCAGCGGGCGACGGCCGCGCAACTGATGGCCGGCGGGGCCCGGTTGGCGACGCTGATCGGTCCGGCCGGGACGGGGAAGTCCACGACGATCGGGTCGGTCGCGGCGATGTGGCCGGAGGTGTCCTCGGGCGGCCGGGTCGTGGGGGTCGCGGTGTCGCAGCGCGCCGCGGACGAGCTACGGGACGCTGGCGTCCCGGCGACGCTGAACACGGCCCAGTTTTTCGAGGCCCAGGACCGGATCGCGGCCGGGCGGCCGTTGCCCGGGGACGAGGCGTTCCGGTTGCGGGCGAACGACAAGCTCGTGATCGATGAGGCGTCAATGATGACGACCGCGCAGTGGGACCGGCTGATGGTGGTCGCGGACCGGTCGGCGACGGCGGTGGTGGCGACCGGTGACCCGGCGCAGATGGGCCCGGTCGGGGCCGGTGGGGTGATGGCGGACCTCGCCGCGGACCCGACAGCCGAGGTGATGACCCTCTCGTGCGTGCACCGGTTCGCCGAGCAGTGGGAGGGCCCGGCGTCGCTGCGGTTGCGGGACGGCGACCCGGACGTGGTCGGCGAGTACGCCCGGCAGGGCCGCCTCTACGCGGCCGGTGATGACGCGGGGATGCGGCGTACGGCGGCGGACATGTATGTGGCGGCGCGGGTGGACGGGAAGTCCGCGGCGGTGATGGCGGAGACGAACGAGGCCGCGAACCGGATCAGTGCCCTGGTCCGCGATCAGCTGGTCGCCCTCGGCGTCGTCGACGACGAGCGGGTCGTCCAGTTGGGTCGGGACAAGAACACGGCCGGAGTCGGGGACGTGATCGCGTGCCGCCGGGTCGATCACGACCTGCAGCTGGTGAACCGGCAGAAGTTGGAGGTCCTCTCGATCGGCGAGGACGGGTCGATGGAGGCGGTGACCCCGACGGGTGTGGTGCGGCACATCCCGGCGGCGTACGTGGCCGAGCATGTCCAGCTCGGGTACGCGGCGACCGCGCACGGCGAGCAGGGCGCCACGGTCGATGTGGGGATCGCGGCGGTGACCCGGGAGTCGTCACGGGGTGCGCTGTACACGGAGTCGACGCGCGGCCGCGAGCAGAACCTGATCGTCTGCCAGACCGAGTACGCCGCCGACCGGACTCAGGGGCAATCCACCGACCAGGTCCCGGCGATGCGGGCCGAGGCAGTCGTCGCGGCGGTCCTCGACGGCGCCGGGGCGGAGAAGTCCGCGGCGACCCAGGTAGCGGAGTGGGCCGAGCACTCGGCGTCGGGGCGGACGATCGGCGGGCAGTACGAGCTGACGATGCAAACGGCGGTGCGTGAGCGCACCGACCGGTGCCTGGACCGGCTCACCGAGGCGGGGATGCTGACCGCCGAGGACCGGGCCGCGTTCGCCGCGGACACGGCGACCGGTCAGCTGTCCCGGATGCTCCGGAGCGCCGAGCAGGCCGGACACGACGCCGACGCAGTCCTCGAAAAGGCTGTTGCCCGGGGATCTTTCCGGGGGGCGAAGTCGGTCGCACAGGTGACCATCGGGCGGATCGACAAACTCGGCCTGGACCTGTCCGAGCCGCGGCCCGAGGTGCCGGTCGCGGGGATGGGACCGGAGTGGAACGGCGACCTGGACGACAAGCGGGCCCGCCTCGGTGAGCGGGAGGCACACCTCGGGTGGGAGGCGGCCGAGGCCGGACCGGACGCGCCGGCGTGGGCGGTCGAGGCGTTCGGCCCGGTCCCGGACGGTGAGAGCCGGATCGAGTGGGAAGCACAGGTTGGGCGGGTGGCCAGGACCCGGGAGGTGACCGGGTGGGAGGACCAGGCGCGGGCGTTGGGCGGGTCGCCCTCGACGTTGCGGCCCGAGGCCCGGGCCGAGTGGCACGAGGCGTGGTCGGCGCTCGGGCGGCCCGAGGGTCTGGCCGAGGAAGCGGGGATGACCACGGGACGGTTGTTGGCGCGGTGGCGGGCCGCCGAGCGGATCGAGGAGCAGGGCCCGGCGTACGTCGACGAGCACATGGGCGCCACCCTGCAGCGCGCCGAGACTGCCCGACGTGAGGCGGCCCTGGCCGGTGCTCGGGGCGACGCCGGCGCGGCCGAGCAGCTGCGGGCCGAGGCGGACCGGCTCACCGAGGCCGGCCAGTCCCTGCGGGAGGCCGCGGCGGTCCGGGACGAGCACGTCGAGGCGGCGACACCGACCTTGGAGGTGGGGCGGCGGGCCCTGCAGGAGCTGCAGGCGCGCGGCGAGGACCCGGGCGACCTGGTGACGACCACTGGCCCGGCGTACGTCACCGAACACGATCTGCGGGACGAGGTGGTCGAGGCCGCGGACCTGGTCGACGAGCACCACGTCGAGGAGATCAGCAGTCAGGACCGGGAGGAAGCCCGGGCCCTCGACCCCCCGGTGGTCGAGGCGGGCGAGGTGCTGACCGCGGTGCCGGAGCCTCGCCCGGAACTGGGCGGCCCGATCGTGGATCCGGATCTGGCGCTGGCAGTGGCCATGCACTCGACCACTCGGGCCGAGCAGATGGCCGCGGACGCGGCGCAGGTAGCCGACTACGCGGCCGCCGAGCACCTGGTCGCCGAGGCCGATGTTCGGCGCCGCCGGGACGAGGCGGCGCAGCACGTGCCGTAGATCGGTGGTGTACGGGCGAGGGCCCGGCGCCGGGGAGTGTCTCCGGGGCCGGGTCCTCGGGTTGTTTGCTGGTCGTTACAGCCAGGACCTGATCGTGCGCAGGGCCAGGGCGATCGTGGTGCCGGTGATGGTGAGCCAGGTGGCCAGGGCCAGGGCCAGGATCCGGGCACGCCACCGCCATCGGGTGGTCGCGGCCCGGTCGTCGGCGGTGAGCCGGGCCGGTGGCAGATCGGGCGGGGTGGTCAGCGGCGGGCCGGGGTGACTTGGGTGCGGATCCCGGCGCCGGTGAGCAGGGACAGCACGGCGCCGGCCGCGCCCATGATCAGCGTTTCCTGGTGGGTGGTGATCTGCAGGCCGAACCCGATCGCGAGTTCGAGGACGGCGAGGGCGGCGGCGAGGACGAGAGCGGGTTCGCGTCGGAAGATCATCGGTTCTCCTGGTCGTGGTCGTGGTCGGTGGTGATGGGGTCGGGCAGGATCCGCGGGGGGCGGCCGGCGTCGGGGGCGTGGTGGACGATCCCGGCGTCGTCCAGGGCGGCGATCAGGGCGGTGACCCGGGCGTCCTGCAGGGTGTCCCACTCTTCGTGGCGGCGAGCGGTTTCGAGGGCGGCGGCCTGCCACCGCTTGTGCTGGTGCAGTTCGTCCAGGACCCGGTTCGAGGTGAGGGCCATGTCAGCGATCTGGGCGGCGAAATCGACGGCCGAGCGGACGTCGATCTGTCGGGCCTCGGCGGCACTCTTGGTGGCGGTCGCGGTGTTGACGCGGCGGGTCGCCGCGAATCCCATCACGGCGCCGGCGAACGTCCCGACCGGGACGGCCAGGGTTTTGACGGCGTCCAGGACGGCACTCATGCCAGGTGGGCGGCGGCGCGGCGGATCCGGGCGAACGCGACCAGCAGGACCAGATGGATGATCATCACGGTGGCCAGGTGCATGTACAGCGGGACCGGGTACAGCGCCGGGGGGTAGGGCGTCTCGGGTGAGGGTTCCCACGCTGCCCGGGAGCGTTGAAACCCGATGCCCATCAGGATGTCCCATCCGGCGATCAGGGCCAGGGTGTAGGCGCCGTGCACGGCCAGCAGGGCCAGGCGTCCGGTCTCGTCGAGGCGGACCAGGTGCGCGAGGACCTGCACGGCCGCACCGGGCGGCGCGGGGTCGGGCGGTGGCGGGTCGGTGTGGTGCTGGTCGCTCACGAAACGGTCGGGTCCTGGTCCTGGTCGGGGCCGCGCCGGAACAACCTGATCAGGATGTCGAGCTTCCGGTCGACCTGTGCGCCGTTCTCGACGAACGTGCGGGCCCGGCCGGCGTCGGGTGCACCGCGCTGCAGGCCGAGGTTCGGGATGACCCGCTCGCCGCCGAGTTTGCCCATCACGGCGGCGGCGACGTCCTCGGCGGACGGCACCCGCTCGTCGATGATCTGCTCGATCCGGGCGAAGTCCTTGGCGTCCATGATGTCCTCTCCGTAGTGCGGCATTCCGTAGGACCTGATCCCCACGGCGCCGGTGGCGCGGTGGGCGGGGCGGACCCGCATGACGACCGTGAGGCCTTCGCGGCCGCCGCTGGCATTGGAGTTGCCCTCGATCGTGTGGACGTTCCCGCCGGCGACTTTCCAGACCAGGCCGGTGTGACCGACCCGGCCCATGCTCGGGAAGTACACGAAAAACACTGATCCGACGCGGGGTTTCGTCGACAGGCGGCCCGCTCGTTTGAACGCGATCTCGTTGACGTAGGTCGAGGCGGTGTTCGCGCCGTCGGGCAGGCGTAGGCCGATCTGGGCGGCGCCGGCGGCGATGAACGTGGCGCACCACGGCAGGGCGTTGGCGTGCGCGGCCATGGCGGCGTATGGCTGCCTGTTCGACCCGGGCGGGTGCTCGGTGACGCCCAGCTGGGAGCGGGCCCAGCGGATGAAGTCCCGCGGCTCAACCATGGATGAGGTAGGCGTCGAGGTCGGCGAGGCCGGCGCCGTCGGGGGCGCTGGCGTCGTCCAGGGGGCTGGGCTCGACGGGCGCGCCGATCCGCGGGTCGGGGTGGTCGGGGACCTCGGCGGGCGCCTGGTCGTCGTCCTGGCCGTCGTCCTGGTCGTCGTCGAACGGGCCGGGGTGGTGGGTGCGGTCGAACATGACGGACCTCGATCCGCTCGGGCACGGGATGCTATCTAGTGAATTATTTCAGCATCTAGTGGTTGCGCTAGATGGGAGGTGGTGGGGATGGGATCGCCGTACGCCCACCGGTCGTGGGCGGCCGCGGTCAGGCACTGGCGGACCCAGCAGCGGCGCCGGCGCCTGGTGTGCGCGCGCTGCGGTGACCCGATCGCGGCGGGCCGTCAGCGGGGCCCGGCCGCCCTGGACGTCGGGCACATCATCGGGGTGTCCGTCGCCCGCGAGCTCGGGTGGACGATCGGCGAGATGAACGCCGTCAGCAACACCCAACCCGAGCATCAGCGGTGCAACCGGGAGGCCGGGGCCCGGGCGGGGAACGCGGCCCGGGCCCTCGGTCGGCCGGTCGAACCGGTCACGACCCGCGCCTGGTAGGCGGGCCTCCGGTCGGGCGGCCGGGGTCAGGCGGCCAGGGTCGGGCGGCCGGGGTCAGGCGGCTCGGTAGCTTCCGGTCGCGGACAGGATCCCGCCGGAGGTCGGCGACGGGGATGATCCGCCCTGGCCGAGGCGGGCGTCGGGGTCGCCGCCGGAGGCCTTCGCGCCGGCGAACGACACCTGCGTGCCGCCGGAGTCGTAGATACCGGCGGACCCGGCCCAGTGCGAGGACCCGCCGAGGCGGCAGATCCACGCCCCGATGGTCATCTGGAATCCCGACCCGCCGCCGGTCCAGGCGGTCACCGGGAGGTTCATCGCGATCGTGGAGGAGAACGCGGGCGAGGTCCCGAACTCCAGACGCACACCCCAGTGGACGAGGTCGCCCGAGCGAAGCCACCACCCCTCGTTCACGGCGCCGGATCCGGTGGTGACGTTCACCCACGTCGGGGTGAACGTCCTCAGGTCGTACAGGTCGGACGCCTTGATCGGGTCACCGGCGAGCGGCATGGTCGGGTCCTTTCAACGGGTCCGGGGTTGGCGGTCAGAGGCCGTAGACGGCCGGTTGGGCGAGGGCGACGACGGCGCCGGCGCCGTGGGCCAGGACGGCACCGTTCGTGGACCGGGTGACAGTGAACGTCTGGGTGGCGCCGGTCCCCGAAATGGTGGTGACGGTGATGGTTTCGCCGCCGATGGTGATGTCGAACGGGAACGATCCGGCGGTGGTGGTCCACCGGGGCCCGGTCGAGGTCGTCACGGACAGGGTCGTGGTGGTGGTGCCGATCGCGGAGGCCAGGACCGACCCGCCGGTGTCGTAGCGGGCCGTGTCCGCGTCGTCGTACATGCCTGTCCGGTACGGGGAGTACGGCACACACGTCGCGGTCAGGGTGTGCTCGTACACGCCGAGGCGCTCGACGAGGCCGAGGGCGATCTGATCGATGTCCCCGGGCGGCAGCCACACCGGTTTCGTGCCGGTCAGGGTGAGGCGGTGGCCGAGGTCGAGGCCTCGGGCCGCCGCGGTGAGCGCGGTGTCGGCGGCGATGTCGGGGTGTTCGAGGTCCAGGCCGATCGTGGGGAAGCGCGGCTCGTCGACGGTGCCCAGGTGCAGGCGCCACCCGGCCCGGTCACCGAGTTGGTAGTCGTAGCCGAGGCTGATGGTGTCCGAACTGGCGTAGCGGCCGATCCCGTCCGGTGGCGCCTGGACCGACAGGGGCCCGTCGGTGAGGGCGACCTGGACCGATGACCCGCCGTCCCGGCTGACCTCGACGTCGTTGACGACCAGCTGGTCGTCGTCGGTCGGTTCGAGGTCACGGGTGTGGCCGTAGGGGACGGACAGGGCGGCGTCCTGGTTGATCAGCGCGGCCCGGGGCACGTAGGTCAGGCCGAGGCCGTCACGGGGTTCGGCGAGGATCCCGCCGTCCGCGGTCGCGGCCTCGACCAGCAGATCGAGGACGGCGCGGGCCCGCTGGTAGCCGGTGGGCACCGTGTCGTCGAGGTCGCCCAGGACCCGGAACGGGATGCCTTCCTCGGCGCACAGGCGCTCGATCCGCCGGCCTGCAGCTTCGCCGCGCCAGGCGTTCAGCTGGGTGGACAGGTCGAACAGGTTGTCGATGCTGTTGTGGACGCTGACGTGGCCGAGGGACACGTCGGACAGGCCGGCGCCGGGGGAGACGACCACGGCGGTGGCCCGCCCGATCGTGGACCCGGTGAGCGTGGCGGAGAAACCGCCGCCGAGGGCGGCGCCGGGGACGAGGGTCGAGAACCCGAGGTTCGTGTTCGACCCGGACGTGGTCAGGTCAAGGGACGCCTTGACGGCCGATCCGTTCAGGGCGAACGAGTACGGCCCCCACGATCCGAGGCTCGATCCGTCCGGCGCGAACGCGAGAACGGTGATGTTCCCGCCGGTTTCGTAGCGGACCAGCCACCGGGCCGCGGCCCCGGAGGTGTTCACCTGGATGATGGTCTGCCCGCCGGTCGCGCCGCCGGCGGGGACGGCCATCAGCCACTGCAGTTGGATCGAGCCGGTCGCGGTGTAGGAACGGATCGACCCCGACCAGGCCGATTTGTTGGCGAGGGTGGGCAGTGCCTCGGATGCACCGAACCCGGTGTACGCGGCGAAGTCGGTGTTGTCGTCGGCGGCGATCGTCATGGCCCGGCCCCCGGGTAGACCCGAGGCGATCTGTGAGGACCCCGGGGAGTCCTCGCACGGCCAGTAGGCGACGACCACGTTGGTGCGGGACTCGTCGGTCGCGGCCCGGTACAGGGCCGAGCGCAGCGCCGCGGCGCCCTGGCCGAGGCGGCGCAGGATCCCGTCGGCGGTGATCGGGGCCCACGCATCGGACCCGGAGGTGTCCCAGCGGACCGGCCAGGCGGCGACCTCGCCGTGTCCGCGCACGTCCAGGTCGGTGATCTCGCCGTCCCCGGTGATCGTCCAGGTGTTGCCCTGGCCGTCGGCGAACGAGGACACCCCGGGGGTCTGGGCGCCCAGGTCGACGTCGGCGCGCAGCGTCCCGGCGATGCCCTGGCGGATCTGCACGCCGTGCACACGGCCGCGGACCACGTCGAAAGCGATCGCCGCATCGGGTGATTCGCCGATCACGACCGGTGTGGTGCTGTCGAACACGGTCGTGGTCGAGGTGTACGTGATCTGGTCCAGGACGGTCCAGGGACCGGCCATGGTGGGCGCGGTGTAGAACGTGGCGACCCGGCCCCCGGCGCCGTTGTCGACGTCGAGGGTGGCCCGCAACGCGATCCGGCCCGAGGCCCGCGGCACCCGCCGGGTGCTGGTGTGCGTGGTCGAGGTCGCCCCGGTCGGTGAGGTCCACAACCGGATCCGGCCCTGGTACAGGGCCAGGGCGTAGGAGCGTTGGTTCGCGGCCGAGTGCCACTTCGACACCAACTCGGTGGTGCGGGCGTAGGTGTCGAGGGCGCCGTCCCACCGGAGATCGAGGTCACCGGTGATCGACAGGCCCGCGGTGTCCGGGGCGGACAGCCGCTGCCCGCCGGCCGGTTGGGTGCCGGTCGGGCCGGGCAGGGACAGCCATGCCTGGTCCGAGCGGAGCGCGACACGCAGCTGAGTGTTGCGCCCGATCTGTGAATACCAGGTGCCGGAGGGGTTGCGGGGGGAGTAGTTCCCGGTCCGGTTGTCCAGGGTCAGGGACACCCGGGAGGCCTCGGGCGCGGCCTGTTCGTCGGCCTGCCCGCGGGTGATCTCGATCCCGTCGCGGACGTAGACGTCGTCGGTGATCGTGGTCCAGGTGGAACCGTCGAACGCGGCCTGGACGACGACCGGGAGCGGGTCAGCGGGGAAAGCCACGGGTCACCGCCCGAACGCGGTCTGGACGTCGCCGCGACCACGGACCCGCACGAAACGGCGAATGAGCTCGACCAGCATGGCCTCCATCCGGTCCCCGGATCCGCCGGCGACCTGCAGGACCACCGGGCCGCCACCGAACCCGTACTGGCCGGCGCGGTCGAGGGGGATGACCGCCTCGGGGCCGCGGCCCTCACCGATCATGGCGAGGGTCGCCGAGGTCACGATGCCGCCCTTGGCCAGGTAGGGGATCCTCGGCGGCGACATGGAGAATCCGCCGTAATGGACTGGCCCCACATTGAATCCGGGGATGCCGAAGGACAGCCGGTTCCACCCGGCGATGATCGCGTTGATCGCGCCCTTGAACGCCCGGGTGATGCCGTCCCACATGCCCGACGCGGCGCCGCTGATCCGCGACTTCGCTGAACGGACGGTGCCGACCATGATGCCGATCGCCGAGCGCACGGCGGCGACGGCCCGCCGGATCGGCATGGTGATCACCGCCTGGACGGCCGGCCACGACGAGCGCAGCCACCCGAACACGGTTTTCACGGTCGACAACATGCCTTTGAAAGCCGTTGATACGGCGCGCATCACGGTCTGCACGATGGCCCGGAAGCGGGCGTTGTGTCGGTAGGCGTAGATCAGGCCGGCGGCCAGCAGGGCCAGGCCGGTGATGACCAGGCCGATCGGTCCCGTGGCGAACCGCATGGCGATCCCGACACCGCGTACGCCGATCGCGGCGACCTTGGCGCCCTTCGCGGCGATCTTCCCGGCCGTCCCGGACTGGCCCAGCGCCATTGCCATCATGCCGATCTGGCTTCCGGCGGTCAGCGCGGTTCCCCCGAACGCCATCGTGGCCGAGGACACGGCGCCGATCGGGCCCGGTGCTCCGGCGAGGTCCTGCAGCCACACCTGCATGGTGTTCTGCAGCGACTGGATGCGGGTGGCGGTGTTGTCGTTGAGGGTGTCGCCCATCCTGGCGGCGGCGCCTTCGACGTTGGCCAGGGCGGGCGCGGTCCCGGACAGGGACTGCAGGAACGCGGGGATCTGGTCGACGGACATGTCCTCCAGTGGCGTCCCGAACAGGGCGATGGCGGTGTTGGCCTGTTGCACGGGGTCCTTGATCCCGAGCAGACCGGTCGCGATGTCCTGCGTCGCAGACTTGGCGGTGTCGCCGCCGGCGAGGATCTTCGCGGCCATGGTCTCGGCGTCCATGCCGAGTGTCTTGTACGCGGCCGTCGAGGTCGCCGACATGTCCGTCGAGCGCAGCGAAAACTCTTTGAGGGCGTCGCCGGACTTGTCCAGGGCGATCGACCCGCCCTCGGCGGCGGTGGCCAGGACCCCGAACGCTTCCTGCCCGGAGAACCCGAGTCCGGCAAGGTGTTTGCTGTACTCGTTGGATGCTTCGAGCATGTCGGCGCGCATCGCCGCGGGGACCTGCTGTGAGGCGGCGGTCATCAGGTCGAACGCCTCGGTGGCGTCCCCGGCGAGGCCGGTCTTGATCAGCACGCCCGCGCTGGACACGGCCTCGTTGACGTCGGTGTCGAACGTCTTGGCGTAGTTCAGCGCCGTTTCGGTCATCGCGGCGATCTCGGTGTCCGAGGCCGATCTCATGCCCTCGATCGAGGACATGACCGCGCCGACGGCGGCGCCGGCCTCGTCCATGTTCGACGCGTAGGCGCCGGCGAACACCTTGGACGCCGCCGACCCGGACGCTTCCTGTTGGGCGGGGGTCAGGCCGAGGGACGCGGCGACCTTGTCCGTGACGGCCTCGGCCTGCAGCCCGGACACCATGCCCACGGCCAGGGCCCCGGCACCGGCGGCGCCGGCCGCGGCCGCCGCGGTCCCGATCTTCTGGGCGGTCGACTTCACCACCGCGGACGCTTTGTCCTTGGCGAGGAGGTTGAACACCACCGACGTGTCCGAAGCCATTTACTGCGTCCCGTTCTCGTCGCGGTTACGGCGGACCCACTCGTCGAGCCAGTCCAGGAGGTGATCCCGTTCCTCGACCGTGCAGTGGTCCCAGTCCTGCGGGGTCATCCCGAGGAGGTGAGCGGCGTTGCCGAGGTGGCCTAGTCGGCGATCGGCAGCTGGGCTTTTCCCGCCTGTTCGCCGTCCTCGTCGATCGCGTCGACCATGTCCGCCTCCAGCCGGGCGACCGCGGCGGCCTGCTCGTCGCCGGTGAGGGTGTCCCGGGCGTTCGCGATGAACTGCTCGTATTCCTGCCGCGAGTACTCCAGCCGCAGTTCGTCCCATGCGAACGACACATCCGCGAACTTCAGGGTCGGGTGCTGACGCTTGAGCAGGACCCACAGCAGGGCCCGACGGCACAACGCGGACCCCTCCAAAACGTCGGCGGTGAACTGGGAGAACGGCCGGGACGTGACCCGCTCGACGGCCTCCATCTCCGGGGAGAGCATCCGGCGCGGGGTGTACGGCAGACGCTGGGCGTCGGATCCGTCGGGTGTGTAGACCAAGAACACGAGTACTCCTTGAGTTGTCAGGTGCGGCGGGCGATCCGGGCCGCCCACGCGTTGATCACGGACATGACCGCGGCCCGGTACTGGTGTTCGCGACCGCGCATGGAGTCGTCGAACCACCCGGGTTTCCCGGTCTGCGTGGTCCAGGTGTCGGACCCGAACACCCGCCGTCGCCAGTGGTCGCGGTTGGTCAGCTTGGGCGCGTTGGGGAAATCCCGAACGTTGCGGAGCTTGCGGGCCTTCACCCGGGCCCCGGTCGAGCGGCCGGACAGGCGGACCTCGGCACGGATCTGCCGGGCGATCGAGGGCCCCAGCGCCGGTGTCGCCCGCGACGAGGACGAGTGAGGCAGAGACGTCACCGCACCCTTCGCCTCGACCACCGCCGGGGCGAGCGCACCCCGCAGTTCCTTCGCCAGTTCCCGGCGCAGCCGTTTCGGGTCGGCCTCGGCCTGCAGAAGGCGGGCGAACTGCTTCAGCTCGCCGGAGTCGACGACCAGCTCGACGGGGGCCCCGTCGGCCTGCGATGTCCCGGACCGGCCCGGGCGGCGCCCTGGCATGAGGGTGTCCTGCCGGTCAGCTGGTCGCCCGGGCGATGGCACCCGAGGTCGGGAACGACACCGAGACGGTCGCCTCGTCGCCGATGCTGCCCTCGATCGGGTTCCACCCGGTGATCAGCACCGACCCGGAGTACTTCGGATTGCTGGTCCCGACGGCCGCGTTCGTGGCGCGGACCTCGAACGACACGACCGTGCCCAGCAGCGGCCACATGATCGAGTCGATCGCCGAGGCGGCCACGTCCTGAAAGAACTTGAGCTTGAGTTCTCCGGACTTCAGTCCGCCGAGGAACTCTTTCCACCCGCCGGACCCGTAGTTCGTGACCTCTTTCGCCTCGGACTCGATCGTGAGTTCCGAGGACGACAGATACGAGGACCGGTCGGTGCCGTTGAGAGCCGTGTATGCGGCGGTGAGAACAAATTTCGCCATGACAGTGTGCCTTTCACTTGATGCCGAGGGCGGCGGCGAACAGGAAACTCGGGCCGGTGCCGCTGATCGTCCAGGCCACCCGCCAATACGTGTCGGTGATCGCGGTGCCGTCGGTGCGGGCGATCTGCCCGCCGGTCGAGGTGGCCGCGGTCAGGGTGGCTCGGGTCGTGGGTGAGGTGAATCCGGCGTTGTCGTCGGACTCGACCCGCACCGTCAGCGACGGCGTTGTCCCGGCCACCGACAGGACGTGCGCGGTGACGTATGCCCGTTGCCCGGCGGCGACGGCGCCGAGCTGCAGGGCGGTCCCGGGCCCGGTCGCGGTCCGGGCGGTCCCGGCCGGGTGCGCGACGACACCCCGCACAAGAGGCCACGACGAGGAGAACTCACCCGACCACGGCGCCACCTCGCCGATGTCCCCGAGAATCGCGTACGTCGAGTGCAGGGCGTTGGTCAGGTAGGCGACATCCCCGACGGCCCCGGCGGTGGGGACGGCGGTCACGGCCCGGATCCCGCCGAGCGTCGACCACAGGGCGTCGTCGACGAGGGACGGATCTCCGGCTTCCCAGAACCCGGACGCTTTCCAGGTCGACGATGCCAGGCCACCCAACTGTTCGCGCCACCCGCCCGATGCGTAGGTGGTGGCGTCCTTCGCCTCGACCTCGGCCATGACCTCGACCTTGTTCGCGGCGCCGGTCAGGTCGCAGCCGTCGGCCCAGAACCGGGTGTTGGTCAGGATGAATGCGCTCACGTGCTACTCCCGATGACGTGGACTCTCAGTTCGGCGCCCAGGTAGGTGATCTGGTCGTGGATGTACCAGCGCATCCCCTGGACCCGTTCGACCCGGTAGTCGTCGCACGCACCGCCGAGGCCGGTACCGCCGTTCTGCCGCCGGTCGGCCTCGATCGCGGCTTTCAACGACGTGGTCCCGGACCCGGACAGCAGACCGTTCAGCGCGGCGGCTGCGGCCCGGTCATCGGCGCGGCCGACGAGGGCCCGCATCGTGACGTCGACGACGTCCAGGGCCCGGCCCATGGCCTTGTCGTAGTCGATCTCGTACTCGGCGACGAAACAGCAGGGTGTCTCGACCGAGTCGGGGGTGTAGGCGTAGGCGATCAGGGACGGGGTGACGTCCGCGCCTGCGGCGGCTGCGGCGAGACCGACGCACACGGCCTGCAGATCCATCGCTCAGCCCACCAGCGCCGTCTCGACACGGTACGGGGCGAGCATGGCATCGACATCCGGGTCGACCCTGGACACCCGCACCGCGCCCCACTCGGCGGACCCGAGAATGCCCTCCGGGGAGTCTTTACGCTTGAAAATGCGGGCGGCCTGGATCAGGCACGCCTGCTCGACGGCGGCCGGGGTGGCGGGCCACCCCCAGTCGGCGCTCACCTGGACGCGGCCGGTGGTGCTGGTCGACCAGGACCCGGACAGCAGCAGTAGCCCGGTCGCCGGCCACCCGGCGCCGATCTCGCCGATCGGCCACAGGTCGAGCGCAGAGGTGGGCAGAGCGGTCCAGGTGTCCGACCCTGCCGACCCCACTGCCGCGGCCAGGCCGGTCGGGGACCCGATGTCCCCGGTCAGCAGAGCCGTACCGAGCATCGTGTCGACGGTCCGGCCCAGCGGGGCCAGCGTCCGGGTGGTCGCGGTGCCCGTCGCCGCGGCGAAGGTCCGCTCGGTGGTGTTGTCGATCGCGGTGGTGACGGCCTGCAGGACCGCGGTCAGCTGGTCATCGCGGTCCGTGTCCGCGCCGGGGATCCCGAGCTGTGCTTTCAGCTGGGCCAGGGTGGCGTACATCAGGCGGTCATCGCGGCGAGGATCGGACGCAGGACACCGGCCATCACGACCTGTCCGGCGTCGTTGGGGTGGACGTGGTCGGAGAACAACGACAGGTCCGGGGTGAGTCCGTCCCCACCGACCGACATGGCCGGAGCCCAGTCGACGACGCTGACGCGGGACGTGCCCTGTGCCTTGACCCAGTCGTTGACCGCTGTCACCGCGGCGATCTGGGAGGCGGACAGCGCCACACCCGAGGTGTGTTCGCGGGGGGTGATCGTGCCGAGCGCGATTTTCGCGGTGGTCCCGGCGAGGATCTGCGACACGATGCTGGTCAGGTCGGCGATGATCGGCGCCGGGTCGATCGTGGTTGCCGCGCCGATGTTGTTGGTGCCGCCGAGCACCGTCACGATGCTGGGTGCGCGGGCGATCACGTCGGCCGAGACCCGCGCCAGGATCTGCGAGGTGGTCTGCCCGGGCACACCCGCGTTGTACGACAGGGTGCACTTGGATCCGATCTGAGCGTTCGCCAACGAAAACCACGACTGGCTAGCGGTGATCGAGTCGCCGAGGGTGACCGCGGGCAACCGGGTCGGAATGACCGCTTCGAGCGCGAGCATGACCGCCCGGCCGCTGTATCCCTGCCCGGTCGCCGCCGACGGCAGACCACCGGGGGTGTTGATGGACGCCAGGGACCATCCGGCCTGCAGGAGGGTGTTCGACAGGACGTGGCAGAACGTCGCGGTGGTGTTGTCGCACCACAACGCGACCACGTAATCGCCCGGGGGGAGGGCGACCTGGGTGGTGAACGACACCTCGATCACGCTGCTGGTCGGTGTCGGGCAGGCGATCACTCCGGTGGTGGTCACCTTGGCCAGGTCGAACGTGGCCGCCGCGGTGCGGGACACCGAGTAGATCGCCACCTCGATGTTCCCCGATGCCGTCCCGCAGGGGATCCGGGCCCGGGAGAACGTCACCGTGCTCGACAGGCCGAACCGGGCCCCGGCCGAGTAGTTCGCGGCGAACCACGCCGTGGGCCCGGCCGTGGTGGCGAACACTGATCCCTCGGGCATGATGGCCCGGGTCACGGGGATCCCTGACCCGACACTCGGCAGACCGGCGAACCGGGTGCCGCCGTCACCGGGCTTGACCAGGCCGGTACTGGTGTCCCACCCCAGCTCACCCGGGCCGAGAATGTGCCCGGACGCATCCCATTCGGCGGTCGTGCCCCACGCCGAAATGCCTGGCCGGTTGTCGTCGGTGCCGCCGCCGGCCACCGACACGGTCGGACCGCTCTTACGGGCGAAGGTAAACGTCATGATCGAGTCCCAATCAAGCAGTGGAAACGGCGGCCAGAGCGTCCTGCTGACCGAGGAACAGTGCCTCGTCGAGGAACACCCCGCCCTTGTGGTGCACGGTGGTGACACCGGTGTGGACGTACAGGGGAATCCCGGCGCGGGCCAGGCGCACACTGAACGACAGGTCCTCGGAGAACCATCGGGGGCGGCCGTGGTCGCCGGTGGGGTGGCGGATCGGGTCGAACCATCCGCCGCCGTCGGCGTCCTGGACGGCGGTCAGGGCGGACCGGTGGATCAGCAGGCACGCCGCGCCGGTCGCGGCGACCCCGACCAGCGCGTCCCGCGGGTAGTCCGGGATCGGCGCGAACCCGACCTCGTCGGCGGTCTCGACGAGCCGGTACATCGTCGGGACGATCCCGAACCGTTCGCCGTGGTGGTCGCCGGCCTCGACCCGCCGCAACGCGAAACACAGTCCGCCGACCACGGGCCGGTCGACGACATCGGCGGCGGCGACCAGGCGCTCGACGGTGTCCGGGCCGAACCCCATGTCGGTGTCGACCATGAACAACCACTCACCGTCGGTGCGGTCCAGGAACTCCCGGGCGATCTGGTTGCGGCCGTCGGCGACGCCCATCGTCCCGGCGACCTTGCGCAGCTCGACGCCGCCCGGGCGCACGATCCGCGCCGGCCCGACGGCATCGGCGAGATACAGGTCGCGCAGGGACAACCCGAAACACGCCGACCACTCGTGGTTATCGACGAGGCCGACGACCACCGACTCGGGAGTCACGCGGTGGCCTCGTCGGTGGAACTGCGGCGCCGGCGGCGGGGACGGGTCGGCGTCTCGGCAGCCTGGTCGCCGTCGCCCTGGACGTCGCCCTGGACACCGCCCTGGTCGCCCGTGTCCTCGTCGTCAGGGACGAACAGGTAGGCGTTCGCGACGACGATCGGGTCGTCGTCAGGGAACTCGTCGCCGCGCTTGATCGCGATGAACTGTCCGGTGACCGGGTGCGAGATCGACACCGGGGACAGGTGGGTGACGCGCTGCATGGATGCCTCCAGATCCGGGCGTGAGGCGGGCGTGTGCAGCGGTACCGGCCACCACACGCCCGTGAAAGGTGGCCGGTACCGCAGTCACTGAGGTCAGGCGCTGGTCTTGTCGACCAGGACCCGCCCGGCCTGCAGGGCAGGCATCCCGGACCCG